GTTATGCGCCCGCAGCTAGTGTTCAAGGCGCAGGAGATTGAGAAAAACAATGAAAAATTCTACAGACATGAAATCATCTACAAGCGAGAGTTCCAGCGTGAGCAAAGAATTAAAGAAATTCGCAAGTAGGCACTCAAGTGCCTTTGTGGACTGGGAGATACTTCATAGGTGTGAACACGAAACCCATGATGAGATACCCTTGGATGATTTTCTGGACATGATTGCCAGAGATTCCCACTGGTATGCCATATTTTTAAACAACATTAAGATCAGATTAACCAAATAAGAGTGTGGTATAATCCACAAATCCATGGAAGATAAAGAGCTAGAAGCCTACTACGTCACATCCAAGCCAGACATTAACGAATTGAAGCGTGACTACGAAAGTGATGTCACTGAGCTCACAGCGTACGTGTCCCAGTGCCAAGATAGTTACAACAATCGTAACGCCGAATGGCTGGGCAAGAATAGCCAGCTAACTAAAAGCGGGGACCAAGCGTTCCCTTGGGACGGTGCATCGGACACAGAAGTAAGGCTCATCGAGCAGTGCATCACTACCTATGTGGGACTCATGATGAACGCACTAACCAAGAGTAACATCCGTGCGTACCCAACTGAATCCTCTGACATGCAGAAGGCTGGAGTAGTTTCATCCTTCCTGAAGTACATGCAGAACTCGTACATCCGTGACTTCCGTTCGGAGTGCGAGACAGCAGCAAACAATTTACTTGAGAAGGGCATCGCTATTACGTACGTAGACTGGGAGATTAAATCCAGAACACACGACGAAGAGTTTAACTTGGATCTAATCGAGGAAGCAGCACCAGAGCTCTACGACCTACTAGCGGACGAGGATCGCGACGAGGAGACCATCGCAATGATGACGGACATGTTTGATTATGTCGATATCCCCAAGGCAAAGAAGGCCCTTCGTGAACTCCGTGACTTTGGAGTAGCTAAGATCCCAGTAGCCAAGAAGGATGTATCACGGCCCTTTGTGGAAACAAAGTTCGCTGACATTGATATTGTCATTCCAGCGTACGTAACAGACATTCAGCGCTCGCCCCGTGTGCACATGCGTGCGTTCCTTACTCCCCAAGAGATCGAGAACTGCGTAGAAAACAAGGGATGGGATGCGGAGATTGCGGAGGATCTCATTGAGAACTACCGTGGCTTTGACTACTCTGGCATGAACCAGACTACATACAGCTCGCTGCGATCCTCTCAGGCACGAGGGGGATCAACTTATGGTATGTCTGGCATGGTGGACTCCAAGGATCTAATTGAGGTTGTATACACCTACCGTAGGCTCATCGACGAGAAGAGTAACTCCGAGGGCATCTACCTAACAGTGTGGAACCCAAGGCTCACTACGGGCTACCTGAGCAACGAATTGCTCTCTGGCTATGATGAGTATCCATTTATCTTAACTCGTCTGAGCAACGCTGGTAAACGCATCTATGATGTGAACACCTTTGGCGACCTGCTTCGTGGCCCCCAAAAGCAAATGAAGACACTCCGTGATGGTTGGAGTGATCAAATGGCGTTGGCCGTTGCACCCCCACTATTACATCCAGTCGGAAGACCACCAGCTCAAATGGGTGCTGGTGCATGGATTGGTGTTCGTGCAAACGAAAAGTTTGAGTACATGAATGTCCCCAATACATCGGGGGCTGCTAGCCAGCTAGAGAAGTATGTTCAGCAGGAGGCAATGGATCTAGTTGGGCTCAACGAGGATAGCCAGCTAAGCCTTCAGCGCCAGCAGTTCACTATCGATAAGTTTCTTACGCACTGCTCCAGTATCCTGAAGCTAGCATACAAGTCCTTCTTGGTATTTGGACCAGATGAGAAGTTCTTCCGAGTGACTGGCTACCCAGACGAGCTAGTTATCTACAAGTCCCCAGAGGACGAGAGTATTGATGTCAATATCTCCTTTGATGTTCAGAACCAAGACCCTGAAACAATGAAGGCTAAAATCTCAGCAATCCTTGAGCTAGCTAGAAACTCCCCAAGTAATACATTCAATGTACAAGCAGCGGAGCAATTCGCAGCGAATGCCATTGATCCAAGTATTGCGGATGCGATTATCCAGCCAGAGGGCCAAGGGCAGGAGGAGATGACTAAGGATGTCACTGATGACCTTACCAAGATTTACGCTGGTATCCCAGTGGGTGCTCGACCAAATGGTGGGCAGATCGCTATGCAGCTAATTCAAGAGTACACTAGTCAAGAGGGTATCCAAGGCAGAATCCAATCGGATCCTAGCTTCATGGCTAACCTACAGAACTACGCAGCTCAGTATCAGCAGCAAGTTGCTCAACAGCAGAATGCACAGATCGGACGCTTGGGTGCGGCTCCCGCTGCAATGGGCTCCGTTGACACTCAAAATCTAGGAGAATCCTAATGCCAGTCAAACAAACAGACAGCCTAAGTGATGCAGTTGCATTCCTATCTAACTACGAGCAGTACCAGTATATCTTGGGATTTATCAAGGAGTGCAGGGAAACTAAAATCCTGCTCCTAGAGAAGAACCTAGAGGGCACTGAGCGTGCTGATGCCAAGATAATTGGCGCTATGATCGAAGACGATTACCTACTAAAAGTTTTATCCCCACAAGAAGAAGTTTAATTTAACACAACCCAAAAATATAATGTCAAAACTAAGTCTAGCGAAAGCAGCAATTACGGGAGGGATCCGCCTAATCAAGGGTGGAGCCAAGTCCTACGGAAAAATCAAGAAGGCAAAGTCCATCTCTAAGGGTGGCGTTGAGTCCGCTCTTAGCAGGGCTGGCGTTCCCCGCAGCCTAGGAAAGATCAAGGCCAAGGCCAATGCATTCAAGGGAGTTGCGTCCGCTGGGGCCACTAAGGTAGCTAAGGTAGCTAAGACTGCCTCCAAGCGCATGCCAAAGGTTAATCCCTATGGTGCAGCAGCAGCAGTGGGAGCCGCAGGTGGAATCGCTCTTCAAAGCAAGATCCAGAAGGCAAAGAAATCACCAGCAGCACCCAAGATGTCAGCGCCCAAGAAAGCAGCTCCAAAGAAAGCAGCGCCCAAGAAAGCAGCAACTGTTAAAATTGCTCCTTATCAAGCAAAGAGTGTAGTTGCAAAGGCAAAGCCCCGTGCAGCTAGCTTTACTCCAACAGCAAAGAAGACACCCACCAGCGTTTCTGCTGGGAAGAAGAAGGTTGGATACGTTAAGTCCAAGCGCTCACTTCGTCGTCGATAACCCCAAATATATAATACAATGGCAAAAGCAAAAGCAGTTAAACTATTAGCTAAGGGAGCCAAGAAGCTCTACAAGTATTCAAAGAATGCCCTAAAGCAGGGAAAGAAGCAGGGTCCAAAGACGCGACCACAGCAAGCAACCGCAAACGCCAACGCTAAGATAGCGGATAAAGCTAAGGCAGTTGGCTTGGGGGTGAGAGCCTTTAAGAAGAAGTTTGCATCTGTAGTGGCGGGAGAAGGGAAAAGAGCTACTAACGCAATCAATAAGCAGGTCGCAGCAGTCAATAAAGGAAAGCCAGCGTTAAAGGCAGCTAAGGCAAAAGTGGCGCGAGCAAAAAAGGTAGCAGCTAAGAAAGCGCCAGCTAAGAAAGCACCAGCTAAGAAAGCACCAGCTAAGAAGGTAGCGGCCAAGAAGGTAGCTAAGAAGACAGCTCCCAAGGGACCAAAGCAGGGACCTAAGACAGCAGCGGAGTCCGTGAAGGGCAAGCCAGTACAGGGACCAGCAAACTACAAGGGCAACTTCTTCAAGAACAAAGAAAAGGCACTCAAGGAGGCCCAAGCGAAGTTCATGAACTCCAAGGGATACTCCAAGCCCAAAGTTAAGTCCAAGTCTGGAGAATCCGCACGTAGTGCTGGGTACAAAGCTGGCAAGAAGGCAGCGACTAGCAAGACAGCAAAGAAGGTAGCTAAGAAAGCAAAGAAGGCAATTAAGTCCCCAGTGGGAGCTATTGCAGCATACGAAGGAACTAAGTACGCTGGCAAGAAGCTACTCGGTGGAGGATCGGAAAGCAAGAAAAGCAAAAGTAAGTATTTCACAGAAGCGGAACTACAAGCTGCACGCCGCCGCATGCAAGCAAGTCGAAGCCGTTAAAAATAGCTACATGCTATAATACTCTCATCGCCGTACTGCGGGCGTAAAATTGCAGATCAGTATTATGGATCAAACCGAAAGCACGGGTAACGATGCGGCCCCAACAGAAGAAGCATTGACAGTCGAACAAGCCAAACCCCAAACGCTGGACGAAATTCGTCAGGCGAGAGTGGAAAAGCTAACCCCAACGCAAGAGCAGCCAGAGGAATCTGAGCCAGTTGTAGAGGAAGAAACTACCGAGGATGCATCCGAGGCAGAGGAAACCGAAGAAACTGAGCACGAGGAAACTACTGAGGAAGCGGAGGGAGGCGAAGGCGTTCTTTCACAGATTGATTGGGATGAGTTGGATGATGACTCTCGTTCACAGATCGCTATACAGGCCATGGAATTGTTACCCCCAGATAAACTGGGTGAGCTAGCTAAGAAGATGGGCAGTGGTAGCGGTAAACGAATTGGAGAATTAACCTCTCAAATCAAGGAACTCAAAAGCGAGTTAGAAAGTAAGAGTGCTGCACTATCAAGCAGCTTGGATACTGTCATCGCTCCAGCAAATGCATTAGCAACGGTCACTACAGAAGACGAGCTAGAAAGCATTGAGAAGGAGACGAAGAATAATATCCGCTTTTACCAGAACTGGTTAGCTGGAGACGATGATACATTTGAACACCAAGGGAGTGAATACACTCGCTCGGATATTGTTGCTTATATATCTGGTCTACAGGATAAATACGATGATCTGCCAAAGCAGAGAAAGTATTTAAAACGACTAGAATCAGCTCAAAAGGAGGCAGTGGAGTTAAACTCCAAGGCCAAAGAAGAGTTTACTTGGATGGAGGATGATGAATCAGCAACCAATTTAGAATACAATAAGATGATTGGTTCCGAGGACATGGCTGTCCTTACCAAAGTTGCACCAGCATTGGCCGCTAAACTGAAATATCAGTTGGCTCACGCTGCTACAAACATGGTAAAGCCCGTTACTACTCGGAAGAAGAAGATCATCATTCCCCGTAAACTACCAAAGAATGCATTGAGTGGCAACACAGCCAGTAACTCAAGGCAGACAGTGGAATCCAATCAGATGAAGAAATTGAAAGAAGCGGCTGGAAAAGGAAATTTAATGGCAGCACGGCAGATCCGACAATTACAAATTAACTCTCGTTACAAATAAACAAAATAAAGGTATAAATTATGGCATTTGATGCTTCATTCAACTCTACTCCTCCGACTGGTTCGGGTGTGGGTAATCGCGAACAATTGTTGGACTTAACAACTGTTCTTTCTCCTCGCCAAGCTCCCGTCTACGGATTGCTCCCAAAACAAGCAGCTACTGCTGACCTTGTTGAGTGGACCGTTGACAATCTTCGTACTCCCGACGCTAACAACGCTGTCGTTG